TGCACAATGGCAACGGCACCGGCAACGTATCAATATTGTGCTATCAATGTATGTCTCATCATGCTCCATCAGGTGCATCGGGCTCCTACGGCCCAGCGATCCGGGCAAAAGAAAAGGCCCGCAGGGGACGGGCCGGAAGCAATAGCCAGAAATAATTATTCACCACCAATAGTGGTATAAGATAATGTGAAAATCGGAAATTGCAACTCATCAAGGGTAGCATTTAAGAAATTACTTCCATCATCATTAATCAGGTTAAGAGTACCGTAGATTTTGTTCTCAATTAAGGTAACGCCAAGAGTAACCGCGCGGTATCTAGGACTGCCAACAAAACGCGCAATAGCAGGGACAGATGTTTTGATTCCGCTATATTTTGAGCCCTCCGCAAAAGTCCGCGGTAATGTGTAAATTTCAAATGATGTACCGTTCCACAATCTAGTTTCATTTGCGGTCACATTTCTGCTACTTATTGTATATGTAGTGATATCGTTGTGAACTTCGGCACGTATGTTGTATGTAGCCTCCCTTGTATTAATTCCGCTAGGATTCATTGGGATATAGCCCTCCCAAGACACTGTTATATTTCCGCCTTTAATATATGTCAACAGGGCTTCGGTTAATGCGTTCTGCCCGTCCTGTGTTGGGTGTCGTCCGTCACTGGCAAACAAACTGCTATCAGCTAAAACATATTCTATATTTTGAATATATCTTGCTCCGTAAGTTTGACACTGTGTATATCCAGTTAATGTTCTGAATTGTACTTCAGATTGTGTATTGTCGCTGTGTTCATAGGCGCGCCCAATAAATCCAATATGAACAGTGGCGTTCGGAAAAAATGCATTACAATATGACATAAATGAGCTGATAGCACTGTTTAGTTCCCTAATACCGTAATTGTAGTCATTCCGCCCACCTAATACGAAAATATCGGTAATTGATAATTTATCATTAATAGACGGGTACAGGTTTGCTAACTGGTTTAGAAAAGTAGTGCCATTTAGGAAACCACTACCGCCTACATTTGAGATATAAATATCATTATCACTCAAATTTAAACGGTTTTTAATTTGTTCAACATATGAGGTAGTATTACCGTCAGGGTTATAACCTTGTCCAAAACTATCACCGATGAAAATAAATCTTTTGTTGTTGTTTTCTTCCTGTGCGGTTATTGCGTTGATCAATTCAACAATATTAACGGTCTCGCTATTATCGTTATTGATAGTCTGACCGCTGGTAATGTCGGTTAACGCTCTGCGTAAAATATCGTTCTGCCAAAATACGGTATCTTTAGAGATACTTGTAGTTGCACTGCCAGTGCCAAAATCAATAGTACAGATCGCGGTTTTAATACTTCTATAAAGTTCACTGAAATTGCCAATAGGTGTCCAGTATGCCGTGTCAGTAATTGAAATATTCGCTGGTACTGCTTGTACAGATAAATAAGCGTTCCCGCTGTCATCTACAACTACGGTATTCTTTTTGTATTGGGTAGTGATATTCCACTGGATCGGATCCGCGTAGGTGATCGTTGAATACGTCAGATATTCCTCTACTTTGCCGTCGAGGTCTCTGATCGCTTTCACGATCTGATCGAGATTAAGACAATGAAAGTTAGTGTATGGGAAGTTTTCAAATAATGGCATGTTAAGTCCTCCTAATAGACCATAAGACAAAATCTTCTTTTGAATTCTGCCATGATGAGATGATAGATATCGTATTTGCTGCGGAGCTCGACCTCCTCGGAAAGCATCTGCTGGGAAGTCGTGACACCGATGTTCCCGGTCTCTCTTCTGGTCGTTGTGGATGTGCCTGAAGAGTTACCGGAAGAGGCCTGCGAATCATGCAAAGCATCCGAGTTGAACGCGGACACCTGCAGCTTCTGGCTCGTGTTTCCGCTGCCGGTCGTTGTTTCAGTCACTGTTCCGTCTTTGTTCCATAACGGATCATAGTGCTCATCCAGTGCATCCGCCAGCTTCTGCCATGCCGGTTTACGCGCTTTTGACCAGACTTCCAGGATCGTGTCGAATGTCTCCGGATCCGGATAGAGGATCTCAAGCTCGGCGAATTCCGCCAGCATCATGGTCGTGAGCGTGTCCTTGTCGACCTGCGAAGGAAGCGCGAAGTGGTCAAAGATGTTATTGTTCCATTTGTACAGACCCATCAGGCTGATCCATGCCTGCATACTCTTCACCTCCCATCATTTCGCGCCATTCTACGCTTAATTCAAGACCAAACATATTATTGGCCTTCTCGATTCCTTCCTTCAAAGAATCAAGCCATAACTGGCTCTTGGCGAAGGTCGACGCGTTGTTTGCGTTGACTTCGTCTGTGATCAGTCTTTCCTTCTTTTCGGTCGGATTGTTCGGCAGGCCGATCTCAGCGTCAAAGTTGTTCTCGATCTGCTTCAGCAGCTCGATCAGCTCCGGAGCGATGAAGTTTGACCTGATGTCCTGGGAGAAGGTCATCCAGCTCGGAGATCCGTCTTCGTTCATCAGATCCTTGTCGATCATGACTGCCGGGTTGCCTGCGTTGATCTGGTCAAACATCTTCTTAAAGGATTCCGCGAAGTTCTTGTTCTTGGAAGCGAAGACATAGGCCAGCTTGCTGTTTAGGATGTTGATGCCTGCTGATTCCAGGCAGAGCGCCATCTTGTCCGCATAGATCGAGACGATATCGATGATACCGGCATAATCAGGAGTCAGTTTCAGCAGCACGCAGTCCTTGTCGATCGTGCGTGTGATCGGTGATCTCATGATCGCCGGATTGGCGATGATGACTTCCTTCGGCTGATAAAAGATGTTTAAGCCCCTTAAAGAGCAGTTTTGCGGTATCGGACCATAACCGGGAATGTCTGTGATGGTCAGATATCCGCGAGCATAGAGCACATACAGAAAGAAATCTCTGGACCAGTATTTCGGCATCCCTTTCCATTCAAAGACGGAGATCGCCTTCTGGAACAGATACCTGGTGAAATAACGAACCATGTAGGAGTCGGAGCAATGGACCGTAGATGGCTCTCTGTATGCGTTGTAAATGTTCAGGAAGTCATAAGAATATGTTTCCATTTTTTCTTCTTCCTTTCTAGCATTGCTGCGAGCAATGCGGTGTTACCGGTCGGTGGTTCTGGCGGAGTTGGTCCGGATTCTGCATACGGATTGTGGATCGTGCCGATAAGGTTCGGGCATGACCATGCTGAGTAAGTAGGACCGACGGATCCGTTTTGATTGTAGTAGTAGATCCTTGTGTAATATGTCAGATCCAGCGGATGCTCGGCATATTCAAAGTACCGTTTTGCCTGAAGGCCCGGATAACTCTGCGTTTGGCCGTTTACCATGTAATGTGAATTTGAAGTGTAGATATGAGTGTCAGTTATCGCTTCTACAACAGCTACGTGACCGGCAGCTCCGACACCTCCTCCCGGTCCCCATACGACAATATCTCCGAGGCGGACATCTGTCGCGCCCGGAGACTTAGGCCATACTGCTGAATCGTACCAATTCGCAGCATTTGGCATACTGCCGTTCATGATCGTGTCACGGTCGATCTGTCCGCCTGCGATCTCTACGCTTCTGCCATAGGCGTATGTCGTACAGTTTGGCAGCCAGATGTAATTCTGGGCACCGCGGTTATAAGTGTAACTATACCAATAGGGATTATTCCAGATCCCGTCTTCGTTAGTTCTGGGAGTGTAGGTCATTCGTAGAAGAATCCTCTTTCCAGGTAGCCCTTGACTGCAGCTGCTTCTCTTGCTGTTCCGTTGATCGGCACCTCTCCCTCAGCGCATAAGATGAAGCCCGGGATCGCTGACGGTTTGCGGATCTCACACAGTGGTCTTCCGAGATCGGAGTTGAATTCATCCGCGATCAGATAGAAGTCTGTCAGCAGTGCAGGCGGATCGTTCGTGAATGGGAGATAATCGCCACCTCCTCCGAGCTGTGAGACTTTTGGCTGCATCGCCTGCGCTGCGGATCCGATGCCTGTCAGCATACCGGAGAATGCGCCGAAGAAGTCACCGGACAAAGCATTCGCGACACCGCTGCCGAGACCGCTCAGCACTCCGGTCGTTGCGCCGGTGTAATCAACGACAGCCTGCGAGATGTTGATCGGCACTCCCAGCTGTGTCTTCTGTTTGGCCAGCAGTGTGTTGGTCGCCCAGATAGAGAGCTGCGCCTGGCCGGTCGAGATGTCTGCCCAGAATTCTGCTGTCAGCGTCTGGTCAGCGATCATCATCGAGCCATCAAGAGAGAAGACACCGAACGGAAGGATCTGCAGGCGGTAGTTCGTATAGGGCGCCTGGTTTAGATAAGCGCCTCGGCTGGCAGCCTGCGGATGTTTCCGGATATTGAAACTGATAGATACTTTCGTCGCGTCGGCGATCGGATCGAGCTCTGCGGCAGCTGCTAATGTTCCGGTGATCGTGATCGGATAATAACCGAAGTTGATGATCGTCTGCAGCCGGAACTGCGCGCCGATCGGTGCGAACGGCAGCCAGTAGCAGAAAACGATATACTGCATCGGATTCGCGAGCTGCTTCGCGATCCCAGTCGAGACATCTGACATATCGCTCGGAGCGTATGCGGTAAGAGCCTGAAGCAGCACTTTAAAACCGTTATATGTCAGACAGTAACATGAGACACCGGTCCGGTTGTCTCCTACAACACCCAGGTAGTAATAGCCATAGGTCACATCCCAGAAGTTAGACACATCAAGTGTGTCTCCGGCTTTGTTCGATAAGGTCGCGCTTGTGACCCGATCGACATAGCTCCGCGGATCTGCAGTAGTTGGGTAGATCGTGTCCACTACCTTCCCATTATATTCTGCGCTTGATCTGAGAATATAAAGATCTTTGTTTCCAATCTCTGTCCTATAGGTTGCCAGGACATCGCAGGAGAGCGAAGCAGACCATAAACGATGTTCTACCCAGTTCCACTCAGTAACAGCATAATATCTGCCGTATTCCGGGATATACGCATAGTTGAAATCCGGAGCGGTGTCAGTTCCGAGATCCAGCACGATGACCGGATCGATGACGGACGAATTCTCTTTCAGGATGCATGAGAAACTCCGGCCGGAGCCGGAAGGCCGTGCAGTGCTGTTCTCTCTTTTCGCGAATTTATAAAAGTTGACAGTGAAAGCCATTTCAGCTCCTCCTTAAATAATAGGGACGGAGGCCGTCCCTCTTTGGAAATAGTTGGAAAAGAATGGTTAGTCTAAGCAGAGAACAACGCAGTTCTCAGTCTGGTCGATGAAGTGACGAGCTCTTTCATGCCAGAAGTAGTTAGTGTAGCCACCGCGCATATTCAGCGGAGTAGCACCTGCCCACTGGCTGCCGAGATTGATGCCTGCAGCGTCTTCGTCGAAGATGACACCGACAACCGCGTCAGAAGCGAATGCGACCGAAGCGACTGCGGAGTCTGCCTGCGCGCTGCCTGCGTCCAGATAGGAGATCGTTGTGCTGATGGATCCCGGAGCTGCTAATCTCTGCCAGAAGTTGACCTTTTCATAGTCCATGAATTTAAGATAATCATCATGGAAGATCTCAGCGATCGCCATCGTTTCAGACTTATTGATGAAGTCTGCCAGCATGTAACATTTCTGGTTAGCGATCGGAGTGTGTCTGTTGATGAGCTTCTGTGCACCGCCTTTGAAGGGGTTCATGTGGTAGAGATACGATCTCTCTGTCATGCGGTCGATGATGGTGCGCAGTCTTGCGAAAACCCACTGCATGAACGGACGGAAGTTTGCCGGAAGATAAACGGACTGAGCGTCCAGAGATGCACCGGATGCAGCGTTATATTCCGTGATCAGGTGAACGACCTGCGCTGCGTTCTGGGATGCTGCGCCGATCAGGTTCACGACGGTACCGCGGGCCAGATCTTCACGTGCCTGCTCGAGCTGGTCGGAAGCGTTGCCCATCATCATGGTCAGGAAGTTTCCGAACTGTTCCGGAGACTGGAAGGCGACATCGAGCTGGTCTTTCCAAACAGTCATACTCTTCTGGTATTCCTGCATTCCGTAGAAGGCAGTTTCCAGAACTTCCGGCTTGTTGATCTTCCACGGATCGATGGAGACACCGTCAGCCAGGAGAGTGCCGTTGTCTTCGCGCAGACGGTTGTCTACTTCGACCGGTTTGTCGATCGGATTAAGTTTGCGGACCTTGTTGCCCCAGCGGATCTCATCTTTATAGAGGCCCTGGAACTTGGCGGAGTAAGGACGATACGAGAAGATCGTTTTCGATAAGACCTGAGAGATCGCTGTATTCAGCGGATCATAGCCCTGGAGCTGCGCGAGCTGTGCGACCGTGGTGAAGTCACCGGTATTCGCGGTAGCGCTGCCACCCTGGGCATTGGTCAACACCGCATTAACGACTGTACTGATATCGTCAATAGTGAGTGTATTTGCCATGCTTTATTTTCCTCCTTTCATGGCTGCCATAAGCACATCATCAGCCGATTTCTGCTCCGGCTGAGCTGATGCCATAACATTCACAGCATAGAGTGCTTTCTTCAGATCCGCGATATCTGCGGTGATCTGAGAAGCCCAGGCCGGGATCTCCGGCTCTTTATGCTGTTCCGGTTGTGCCGGTTCCGGTTCCGGTTCTGCCGGTTTCTCTTCCGGCTGATTCATGGCGAGGATCTCTTCGCGAGTGTATCCTGCGTCAAGAAGTTTGATAGTCTGTTCTAATGTCATCTTTCCGTTTCCTTTCTAGTTTTCGCCGCGGTCGAATTCCACTCCCAGCCGATCGCAGAGCTTCTGCATGACGAGCGTGTTATTGTTGATCGCGTCTGTCAGCTGCTTGACTTCCGCCTTGTGGTTCTCGTCCTGCTTTGTCATCTGGATGTACAGCATGATGCAGGCCACGATCGGGAAGCCCAGAGATCCGATCAGTTGCGTTGCTTGTGCAATATCCATAGTGTCCTTCTCCCTTCTATTTTGAAAAGGAAAGATGGTTCCCGGTCTATCAAGCCGTGCGCGCGGATTCCGTCCGCTGATAGTGCGCTCCATCTTTCCTTATTCAATTATTATATAGCATTAAAGAAAATATTTTTCAAATAACACCAGGGAAGAAACATCTTCAAAGATAATATCGTCCGCCAGGTAGCGGAAATAGAGATAAGAATACTTGCTGACGAATCGCTTCCGGTCGACATCGGAAGTCGTGAAGACATCCCGGACAGATCCGGACCGCGAGCAGTTGACATAGAATTCCGACCGGCTCTTATGCTTATAGACGACCATTTCGCCGATCCGTGCCAGCGGTCTGTACTCATTCAGCCGTCTGGAAGAGACCGAGGATGTGTCGACCTGGAAGATATTCTCAAGAGCCATCTGCGAGAAGTCGTTGTTTTTCGTGAGACGATAGAGAGCAGTCTGCGCTTTCTTCTCACTGATCGGAGAATGCATCAGCATGTAGACAGCCAGCGCCCTGGAAGGATCCCGATAGACTTCTGTCCCCTTGTCCATCATCCTGGCGATCCGGTTGACGATCTCCAGTCCGATGAAGATCGGATTTGCGATATCGTTGGAGTTGGCGCAGCAGACGAGTTTCACCGGCTGCCTGCCCTGCAGCTCCCGGTTTCGGTTGACGGTTTCATACATATTCATCAGCGCCTGAAATTCTTCCTTGATCGGCCTGGCTCTCTTCTCCGGGATGAATTCATCGAAGAAGATGATGTCGATATCCGAGAAGTCCATGCCCCGGATGCTGGCGAAAGTCGAGAGCGCTGCCGAATAGCCGAGCTCCTTGTCATCCGAGACGAACGCGCCCATATTCCGGTTGACTGAGTCTGTTGAGATCTCATAGTGCGGATGATCCTCTATCACTTTCTTGAATGGATTAACGACTTCAGAAGACACCAGATCCGCCTCCGTCTGCGTCCTCCGGAGATAAATGAATTTCTTTCCGGATTCTAAGATCTCCAGCAATGCCCCGTAAGTTTTCCCGGTTCCGCGCGGACCGATAACAAAGATAAAAGTGTCATCCTTGTTCATAATGTCGTGCATGTTTGCATATCCGTTTTCTAAGTAAAGACCCATTATTCCCTCCTAAAGAAAAAGCGCTCCGTAGAGCGCCTTATTTCTTAGCAGTCTGCCCAGTTGATGCTGAGATACTTGCCGTTTTTGCCGGTCTTCTCAACAATGACGAATCCGGCTTTGCCTTCGTTGATCGCCTGGACATCTTCCGGATCCGCAGCGATCTCTCTGCATTCCTCGGTCAGCCATGCCGGAAGATTGACATAGCAGTCTTCCAGAGCTGCTGTCGGATGCTCGCCGAATTTGCCTTTAGAGATGAAGAGCGCTCTGATCGGATAGACATGCCCCGGCTTATTGACTGAGTTGAGCTCCTTAAGCGTGACATATTCCTGGATGTGCGATGTGTCGAATGTGAAGGACAGACCTTCCTTGCGTGCGTGTTTAGAACCGAATGACATTGTAATTACCTCCTTGGCTATAGCCTTTAATGTCGATTACATTATAAACATTATTTAACATATATTGCAATATATCATAAATTGCAGAGTGCGATCAGATCGCGGTATTCATCCGTCAGCCCCAGGGTGTAGGTCGTATCACGGATGATGATATAGGGGACGAGCTCGACATCGCCTTCCGCAAAATGCAGATAAGCCCGATCAGGTTCATCTACATAGACAGATTCTGTCTTTCCGGAATGGTGCCACGTGAAACCATCCTTGAAATTCTCCAGGCATCCGAGCTCCTTCGCGCCGGCATACTTGCCGACGCCGGAGACAGTGATATGAAGATCCGGATCTTCGTATGCGTAGCGCTTAGATCCAAGTGTGATAAACCGGTCATATTTTCCGTCTTCCTCATAGACTCCCATATAATGGATCTTCCCTTTGGAGTCGATCGCGGAAGCTCCTGACTGGATGGAATCGGTCTGCCGGATGAAGTTGTAAGCGGACCAGTCCTGACCCTTGTCTACATATTTGACCGAGTCTGTATCGCAATAGACAAAGGATCCCCGGAAGTCTTCCCTCTGTTCAGATCCGATCCCTTCCGCGATGCGGATGCCTTCATGCAGACGATATCGCGCCCAGGCAGTCACCCAGCATCCCCAGGCGAAATTCCGGAAAGTCCGCCGGCTTTCCTTCTTCAGTGTTTCCTCCCGGTCGGTCTCGACCGCGACGAACTGTCCGTCGATGAATTTGATATCATTCTGGATCATGCGCTGAGCGCACATGCCGTAAAGCGAATTGATCCTGGCCTTCGTCAGGTTGTAGCGGACCGCCTGCGTATCGTCACCCTTCAGCGCTGTCTTGGTAGAATAGTAAGTGCTGATTACATTCCGGAAGGCAGCCGGAAGCGGTTCATAGTTTGTCCAGAAGAGCCGGCCGATTACCATGTCATCGAAGTCATACTCTTCCACAATGATCCGGAAATCGATATCCGTGATGGTCGTTTCCAGATAAGAAGCGGATAAGATACGGCCATTGTCGAAGATCCCGTCCCGGATCGCTCTGCTCTTGTCTCTGGACAAATAAGGACAGCCCCAGTCTTTCCACCTGAGTCGAGGATTGATCAGGCCGATCTCAAAGAGGACCGCGTGCGCGTCACGGATATGCTGCATCAATATGTTCGGATCTCCTTCATCTTTCCGCCAGTCCTGCATCGGCATCGGACAGTTGCACATGACATCCGGATATGAGCTCGACCGGTCGAAGGAGACCACTCCTTCGACGATCTTCCCTGCATAATAACGGTTTGCGTGGACATCGCCTCCCCGGAAGGCCTCCGCGATCATGTCGTAGACTTCAAGATCCGGCTGCATGTTCAGCAGTTTCCGCTTGGAATAGTGGCGCATTGCGTTCTTCATGTCTCTCCGGCTAAAGCCGGTCGAAGTCAGCGGCAGCGTGTAGAGGGTATCGCCCTCCGCTGCCATTCTTGCCTTGACAGCTTCCACCAGGCCGATGACATCGTACGTCGCGTAGTCCATTTCCGCGTCGGACAATTCCGTCCAGGGAAATCTTTCCTTGGAATAGTCGAAGTCTTCCCCGGAGAGCTTCTGATGCCTGACTCCCATCTGCCTGGTGAAATTCTTCAGCGATAGGTTGGAAAGAAACTGCGAACAGCGGAACTCGATGCGATCAAAGATCGTGCACTTTGCGACCTTCCTGGAATCAGTGCAGAAGACATCTTCCGGCTTGAAGTCATAGATCCCGCGGAGATATTGAAACTCATAACTCAGGTTGTGCACGAACACGACCAGCATCTTCTCTCCAAGATGACTGATGATCTGAGAGAGAAATCTCCGGAATTCATCCCAGGTCCTCCCGACCACGGTCAGATCCTCGTCAAACTGCCATTGCCAGATATACATAAAGTTATAGTCGCCGATCGTAGTGGTCTCGATGTCGAACGCGCAGACGCAGTCGAGATAGTCCGCGCGCTTCCGGCCGTGCGGATTCCCTTTCGGCTTCCGCGCTGTCTGATAGCGATCGAGGAAGGATGGATCATAATATTGAGCCTTGACGATCATTTCTTTCTCTTAAGAGCTTTAGCTGTTCTCGGGTTTAGCTGCTCTTCACGGAAGAAGGAAGCGTCCAGCTTCCTGGCTTTTGCTTTTATACGCGGAGTGTCTTCCGACTGGATGCTGGCGATCGTTTCCTTCATGGCCTTTTCATATTGCGCCTGCGTAACATTTCCGGATTCATTGAGCTTGGACCAGAGCTCCTGAAACTGTTCGGACGCATAGGATCCCTGCTCGAAATGATAGAGCTTCCGCATCGTGTTCATAAAGTTTCCGTAATTGCGGAGATCCTCCTTGCGGACAGATACTCCTTTCTTGGCCATAGACTGGATGATCTGCTTGTTTGTGGCCTGGATCCCGGAGAGTGATCCTCTCCTGGCTGTCAAGAAGGATGAAACATCGATCAGCGCCTTGACCAGATCTCCGCGCCCTTCCAGCACGCGGATCTTTGGGAAGCCACCGGGATGCTGCGCATAGGTCTCCTGCGCTTCCGGCTTTCCGGCCATGCGCTTCAGCCGTTTCTGCGCAATATCCCGCAGCCGGGTATATTCAGAGCGGAGAGTCTCGTCTGTTACCGCATGAGCTTTGACAAGACCAGGATGTATCGAGAAGAATGGAAGTTTTTGACCGAAGAGATCAAAGTCACGCGCGGACGCGCCCTTTTTATATCTCGCCATCATCGCCCTCCTTGGAAATGGTGCACAGTGTCAGTGCGATCGTCATGGCGACCGATCCGCAGAAACAGCCCAACAAGAACCACCAGATCATAAGAATTTCTCCTGCAGCTTGTCCAGCTGCTCGTTGAAATGCACTGCCATGTCAGACCAGTCTTCATAACGTGAGCGCTGGATCTTGTCACGCTGACTCCTTGCCTGATTGACCTTCTTCACGAATTCAGGATCCGTCATCATTTCCTTAGCTTTCTTCAGAGAAGTGGTCCAGCAGCACTGATAGCCGGACATGACATCATAGATCGTCCAGTGCCTTGTTCCGTCCTGGACACAGAACCATAGAATGGAATCGTCTTCCTTGTCAACAAACTGGAAGAGCTTTCCGTCCTTCTTCAGCACCTTTATCTGCTGCATCTCATTGTCCCAGACGATGACATCAAGCTGCGCATTGCGACGGCCGTCTCTGTTAGTGTAGATTCTTCGCAGCATAGTGACCTCCTAAAAGCATTGATAGATTGAGAATAAGAGCGAGGAGACCGACCTCCCAGAGACCGGTCCCCGCGTAAGTTATGAGTGCGCCCATACATGCCAGGGCGATGCCGAATGTGATACCTCCGGACATGGTCATGCTATCGGTGTCCCATCTACATACTTATGTTCGTATGGAGAGCCTTCGATCGCGGTGATCGTTCCGCCTGCGTCTATAAATTTAGACCATTCTGCGTGCTCCTGATAGCCTTGTACCTGAGAAGCCGGAACATATAAAGTCGACTCGCTCGCGTATGTGTACATACCTCCCATATCATTTGAACCCATCCCCCCACCTGCGACAGTTGGAACATTTGCACCTCGCAGCACCAGAGTGCGCAGTGCGTTGCATCCTCGGAAGGCTGTTCCGAGCTGGCTTATCCTTGCGAAATCAGCAGCTACAAGTGATGTGCAACCGGAAAAACAGTAGCTTGTTATAGCGTTGTTTCCATAAGAAGGAAAAACAAGATAAGTTAAGCCGGTGCAACCGCTAAACAGTTCATTAGACTGTTCATATCGACTTCTGCGCAGGCTGGTCAGATCAGGAGCAGAGATGAAAGTCAGGCCAGTGCAATCCTTGAAAGCCTTATTGCCAAAATAGATATCCCCTTCAATAACAAGGCCAGTATACTCAGTATTTCCTTCGTATGCGCTCGCAGCTACATCACTGGAGACTGTCAGCACATTTCCCGGCTCTTCCTGGACATCTACCTCGCCTTCTAACACGGCGCGGATGATGAAGCGTCTTCTTTTAGTTTCTTCCATATTATAGAAACCTCCTTTTCTTAATATTAGCATTCATGGCCTGCTCTATCTTCTCCAGCTTCGGGATAAAGATCGAGCAGATGATCTCGTCCCTCTCTTCGGGATCTGTGAAGCCGAGCGTGACACCGGTGTCCAGACTCTGCAGAGCATGAGCCAGGACATCCGGAGCCATCTCTTCCGGCTGCGGTTCTTCCTTGCGGAAGATGTTTCTAAAGCTGATCATTCTTCTTTCTTATCCTCCATTTCTAAGAAATCGAGCGCGTCGCGGATCTGGATGAGCTGCCGGATCCACATGTTGCATCGTTCGCGGTAGACTTCGACATGCTCGTCGAATTCTTCCGGATCATCTACATAATAGAGATCCTCCGCATCCAGTTTATCGAAGACTGCGTCCAGGACTGTGGATGAGCATCTGGCATTGTTCCAGACGTCGAAGTAATACTTAGTGCTTTTAGTCATATTTACCTCCAAGGCCTTAGCCTATATCTATATTACAATAAACAATGCACAAATGCAATATTGTTTAGACATTGTGTGCTCTATAATAAGGAAGGAGGCAGCCCTTTTCTCACCTTTCCGGTTGCCTCCATGGTATAATATAAACAGCCGATATTTACCTCCGGCTATGCTTGGCCCGCTTCTTGATGACCCTCGCGGGCCTTTTCTTTTGCCCGGATCGCTGGGCCGTAGGAGCCCGATGCACCTGATGGAGCATGATGAGACATACATTGATAGCACAATATTGATACGTTGCCGGTGCCGTTGCCATTGTGCAGTTGCACAATTTGAAGGCGTTGTTTTTGTGCTAGGGGAACAATGATAGCATGCTATTATTATTACGTTACTTT